CTCATTGGTGGCTTTATTGCCGAAGTCAGTAGTTATAGGCAACCGCTTCAAAGCCCACTCAGGCTCGATTAGAGCCCCTAAATCAAACTGATAGACCCCGTGAGGGGTTGAATTGATATAAAGGGTCTTAGCGCCCGTCCTAGCCCTTATATCGGCCAGATAATCCCACTTCTTCTTCTCAATCATTAAAGTATCGTAGTGGGTCCTTCGGCATTTAAGCTCAATATAGGAATTGTGGGTAATGCCATCGGCTCGGTCGGTCGCTGATAAGGGCGTCAAGTCTGGATAAAGCGACTTGAGAGCCTCGAATAGCTCAACCTCGCGTAGGTAAATTAGACGTCCTCTTCGCCATCTTCCCACCCGATTTTTCTTATCGGATCTTGTGGGTCGATTACCCAGTCAGGCCAAGCGCTTCGATCCATAGCAAAAGCAAGAGCCAAGCCTTCATCCATTCCATTACGGCGGCAAGTCTCGTAAATTTCTTTACAGGCAATCGCCCAGAAATCTAATTTAGTGGGCAACTCTTTAACTGTTCGGCGAGATTTAGCCGTTTTCTTTACTGGCTTCTTAACGCGCTTTCTTGTTGCCATTAGCCCCCACCTTCTTCGATAGGGCTAATTCTAACTGAGACTCCATTTTATCAAGGCGCGACACTATGGGGATATTTTCTAATTTGATTATGTAACGAAGCCCAGCGATAAGTAAGGCGATTGATCCGAGAACTGACGCTACGAATCCAGCGATGGTATTGGCATCCATTACCGGACTTTCCCGTAACGCTCATAGTTAGGGTTAAGCCAGTTGATAATGCTAGGCAAGACTGATACTAGCGCCGCATTTGCAATCGCATCGACATCCCAACCCACCGCGAGATAGGTTGCTAGGGCTGTTGCTAGAAACGTCTTTGCCCAACTTTCCGCCATCTTCTTTAAGTCGCTCATTTCTGTCTCCTTCGAGGTCGAACCATTTCCCGTCATTGTCTCCCAAAGTTGTAAAGCTAATATGAAAGTGCGAGCGGTGAGGGTTAGCGCCTTTGTATTTACGGCGCTTCCATCCCAATATCGGACTCATAATCTTTCCGTCGTAAATAATGTATTTAATGCGCTTATCGCCGCGCTTGGCACACTTGCGAATCTTTTCTACCAGCGCATAAGTTTCTTCAGGGTGCGCGTTGAGGTTGGCGTCAATATCTAAAGCTCTAACGATTCCATCTCGCGGGATATGATCCGAACTAGGGTTCGTTGCGTAATGGCGAGCATCAGCGGCAACACCATCGCTACGCCTATCGCGATCAGGATAATCGTCGTCTATCTGATTTCTTAATTGAATTCCAGCAGCGCATAATTTAGGCATCTATTTCAATCCAACTCAGACTATCTTCATCCCAACGCCAAAACCCTTCGTTTGGCATTGGTGCTGGCGCTTGCCAATCAAAATTTTCATCTAGCGACCAAGAGGGAAAAGGTTTCAAAGCAATAAATACATCAGCGTCTGAATTATAAGTGAAACCAATGCCAGCGTATTGCTTGCGGATATTGTTATTGTATGAAGTGCGCTTGCATACTTGGCCTCTAAAATTACCATACCAAGTTTCGGTGTCTAAACCTTCTATCAATTCAGTTTCATCTATGCCTACAATAACTTCAGTTACTACATTGTTTTCATCTAAAAATGCGTAATGCGCCATTATGTCCAACTCACATTTCCTGTGCCAGCCGTAATAGTTGCGCGTTTATATCCACCACTTGCTGCACTTTCTGAACCTGTTAATCCTGCGCCAATTGTAATAGTGCGACTATCTGGATACCTAAGAATTACTACTCCTGACCCACCAGCAAAAGAACTTCCTACATAACCGCCACCACCGCCACCACCAGTATTTGCTGTTCCTGCGGAACCACCACCTGCAACTTGGCTACCACCAGTACCTCCACCGCCAGCGCCTCCAGTGCCGCCAACATTTGACGCGTTGCTTCCTGCTCCACCGCCGCCACCACCAGCATAAGTTGTTGAACTGCCAGTAATACTTGTTGCTACACCAGCGCCTCCACTGCCCGCTGTAAAAGATACGGAGTTTGCTCCAACGGCATTTGCTCCACCGCCACCGCCACCAGTTGCGGAGTTAGCAGCTGGGTCTGAACCTTGCCCACCTGCATAACCTTGATTTGCTGTCCCAGTTCCGCCAGCATTTCCAGCTAATGAACCGCCACCACCTGATCCACCACTAGCGCCAGTTGTGCTAGAGACAGAGCCACCACCGCCACCACCTGAAGATGTAATAGTTGAAAAAACTGAATTTGAGCCCGTAGAACCTTTGTTGCTATCTGAAGTTGCACCTGCACCACCTGCCCCAATTGTAACTGTATAATTTGTTAAAGGTTCTAGAGTTAAAGCAGATTCTAAAGAACCCCCGCCGCCTGTTGCCGTAACTGTGCAACGCAGACCACCTGCACCGCCGCCACCGCCATAAAGACGGCCACCGCCACCGCCGCCTGCGACAACTAAATAATCAACCGATATATTGCGCGCATAATTTTGGCTTGCAATAATCCCGAGTAATGGCATTACGCTATATCTCCTACGACATACCAAGTGTCGGTAGCAACCTTGATGCAAGATGCCGCAGAATATTGCGCTCTTAACTTAGGCGCTGTGGCGGTTGCTCCAGTTGATGAAATTGTAGTAGTGCCTGAAGTAACAGCCTTAATAGTTGTCTGTCCTGCTCCAATTTGAATTACATTGATTACTGATCCAACTGGGAAAGCAACGCTCGCATTTGTTGGAATTAAAAAGTCATTCGCGCTAGCAACCGACATCGTAACTAATTTGTTGCGATTATCTGTTAAAACTACTGTATAAGTAGCCGTCTGCGCATTTAGGGTTAATTGACCTACTGCCGCATCAAAGCCATTTCCCACTGTGCGGATAGCAGCAGCACCATCCTTAACCAAATCTGTATCATCTGGAAGGTCGATACCAAAAATCGTTGTCGTTGCCATAGTTCTCCTTTAGCCTACTATTGTAGCGTTAGCCCAGTCCAAGGTAGGACTTAGGGTATTCCAAGACTCTGTGTCTGGGACTGAATTCCATCTAAAAGCCTGAAGCGAAAATTGAAGGGCTGATAAGTTCATAGTCAGGTCTAATCGATTTAAGCCTGCTGACCAAGTCCAACCCTCTACAAAGCCAAGAAATTCACCATTGACCATATTGCTTGGCAGGTTGGTAATATTTAAAGCCATACCCATAAAAACATTTAAAAGGTTATCGCGGTCAGAATTGTCTATTTCAGAGCTGCCTACTGGAAAGGTTATCTGTTGCAAAGAAAATTCGGGATTGGCTCGCAAAGCTAAATAGAAGGCTGTTTGGGCTTCCGCGTCAGCTTGATGCCTAAGAGTCGTAGATATTGTAGTAGCCAGTTGGCCGTAAGCACTTATTGAATCAGCATCCTCATCTGTTACCGAGGCGCTGCCAGTTCCATAACCAAGAGTTATAGAGTTTCGTATATCTCCAGCGCGCTTGACTATTGATAGAGCTGGGCCGATGGCGTGATTGCCATCCAAATCAACATAGCCGTTAGTTGCTAGGTATTGGGCGCGGTGTGTCGAATCAGCATAACCTATTCGGCCTTGCGCATCCTCATATAAATAACCTAAACCGCTAGTGGCATACCTAGAAGCTAAATTATAAACTGTGTCGTTTAGGCCAGTCTCAGAGTGCAACTCATAATCGCCAGGAGTATCTATCTCACCTAGTCCGCTATTTTCTGCATCCTGCCATTGTGTAGTTGCGTCATAACCATTCCAAGTCTCGGCAGCTGGCACTTCATTCCATTGGTCAAATAATACGCCGTTAAGTAATTCCTCAATGCGGTCTCCATCAAATTGATGACCAAAGTTGCCAGTATAAACTGCCCGAGCAAGTCGCGCCAAAGCTCCTACTGCAACAATTTTAATCTGCTGACTAGTAGCTGTTAATCCTGAAGTCTGGACTGTAATACCTAAGTCAGTAATAAAGCCGCCAAATAGATTTACATAGGTTGCAGCAGAATTTTGAACTTCAATAGTAACTGCATCATTGATTTCAAAAGGGACTTGAGCTTCAGCCGTTTCAATAAGTGTAAGGTTGCAATATCCTGCAACTGGCTGAGAGTAAATATCTGTTCGACCAGAAGTAATAGTTAATCCGCTAAGGGTTACTCCAGTTACTGTTG